CGTAATAGCAAAAAACCCCTTAGGCAGAAACCTAAGGGGTTTTATTTTATTCTTTAGAATCTTCTTCTAGGGATACTAGATACTTAATTCTATCTAAAATGTCGTCTGCTGTTATATCTTTCTCAGTAGATATACCGGACGCTTTAACAATCTCAGATAGTATCTTGTTCATATTGTCAAGTGCTTCATTAGCATCATAAATTTTTGCTTTTAAAAGCGTTAATTGAGTTTCATCGTTCATTAGTTTTCCTTATACTAGTTCGTCTGTACTTCCAAAACCGCCGTCGCCGCGCGCAGTTTCGTTTAGTTCTTTAACCTCTTTAAAGGTTACTTTTTCTTTCTTCTTAAAGATAAGCTGACATAAATAGTCGCCAGGGTATATGATTAGCTCCGCAGACCCTGTATTCTCTATGTACATATCAATGTAGCCTCGAAAGTCCGAATCAATAATACCCATAGTATTAGCTAATCGGTATCCTTTATTACCAGAGCTAGACCTAGGAACTAGCTCTGCATACATATCTTCAGGTACTTCTAAAGCTACTCCCGTAGTTACTTTCGACTTGTAGCCTCTAGGTATAACCACTGTGTCGTTAGCAGCTATGTCGTAGCCTGCAGATCCATCGGTAGCCTTTCGTAGCTTTGCTTCCTGCATTTCCTCGTATTTAACTTTAATCAAGCTCATTAATTATCTCCTTCATAATAGCGTCAATTATTTTTGTATTGTTATTGTCTGGGTGGTTTATAGCTTCTTCGCAGTAGCTAAGCAAGTCCATTAATTCGTAGTTCCTAAGAATTTTCTCAGGGTCGTTATTGATTGACTGTATATATTTTTGTTTACCTGCTAGAGGTAACGCGTCGTATACGTCTAATGCTGAACCATGCTCACGTATTAGATTGTAAGCTCGTTTTGCGCCTACGCCTGGGAATCCTGCAACATTGTCTCCAGGGTCTCCAGAAAACACCTTCATAGACACATAGTCCTCAGGATTTTCACAACCATCATGAGAGTCTGCAAAGTTATCTACAGTGTACTCTTTTCTAGTAACGTAGGAGAACCTATGTACGTTTGGCTTTAATAGTAAATCCCAGTCTTTATCTGAAGAGATTAACCAAATGTTGTCAAATAAGTGTCCGTACTTTTTAACAATGTAAGCAGCAATGTCATCCATTTCCACATTGCGAAGTTTTATTGTGTGATGCATAGTACCTACTAAAGCAAGGGCTTTTTCAAAGCCCTCCAAGAACTTCTTAAATTTCTCGGCCTCTTCTTCAGTCTGTTCTTTACGCATTAGTTCACGATTAGCTTTGTATTCGCCTTCGCTTACTTCCTTTCTGAAAGTAGATTTTCCGTAGTCTGAGCCTACGATTACATGATTGCAGCCGTAGGATTTAGCCAAGGAGTTAACTGTATTCATATAAGGAGCAGCGTGGTCAAACAAGCTTTGTTGTTTATATCTAAATCCTAGGTTAAGACCGTCAACTAGGAGCAAGTTATTTTGCCCCTCAAAGTCTCTAGTATCTAACCCTTCGTCTTCTAATTCGAAAATTCCCTTCATACTAGTATTATTTCCTCTACTTTTTTAACTGCTAGCCAATCGGTGAATAGATAAAGGTTAACTCCTTCCATACCAAAAGCGGTGATGGAGAATTTATTAATGCCTTCAATGTCTTCTTCGACTGCTATAATAGGTTTGCCTCTGTCTTTTTTAAATACTAGAGCAGGCTTTCTATTCATTTCTTTTGCTTCTCTAAGTGTTTGTTCCCACCAAGAAAATATGTTATTTGATTTAGCTGATAATAGGTTCTCTTGAATTACTGTGTCTTTAAAAGACTTGCATTCGAAGCAGTAGTAATAGTGGTTAGTTAGGCAATATAAATCACCTTTCATTGTACCTGCTCCGCTAAGCGGGACTCTGTCCCACTTAACTCCAGTTTTCTCAGTAAGCTTATCTCTTATTAAATACTCGAATCGAGAACCTTTTGCTGACTGTTTACTTCCCACTCTTTATTTCCTCTGCTAACCTATCGATAAGAGCGTTTTGAATTTGCTCTTTAGCGTGTAACAACTCTCTAAGCTTTTCTTCTTGCTCTTTTGCTGGCAATTCATAGGGCTTAGTCTGTAGCATTTGCATGTAGTGGTCATCGAAAGGTTCTACATACACTACCTGAGCATGTTTATAAGCGCCGCTTATTATTAACTCATCTATTTTACTGCTTAGTCTACGTAGTCCATCTGTGGATAGTGTTTTCTTTATTTGCATTTTGAAGTCTTTCCTTCTTTAACTATAGATACCGTGTCTGCTAAAGGATGCTCAAACCCGTGACTAACCACTACTGAGTTAAGGTTCTGCTCTTTAACTAAAATATCTATCAAATTCTCTCTAGACTCTACGTCTAGTACAGAAATAACTTCATCTAAGAATAGTATATTAATACTTACTTTAGAAATTGAAGTCATCATCTTCCTTACTGCTAGTAAGGTAGCTGTGTTAATATTGTTAAACTCACCACTAGACGCTGAATTTATATCGATTTCTTCACCGTGTTGGAACACTACTATACGAAGTTTAGAATCCTCAATCTGGAATCTAATGTTGAAGTCACCATTACTTAATAGAACTAAGTATTCATTGATTAGTGCTTCAAATACTTTGATGTTAGATTCTATCTTATACTGTACAAGACCTTTCGGTCCGAACGCGCTCTCTAGTATCTTCACATCTTCTAAATACGCTTCGTATTCTCGTATAGACTCTTGAGTAGACTTTAGTTTCTCTTTAGCTTGAGCTACTAACTCTTTCTGCGCTTCGTATTTAGCAATTTGCTTAGCTCGCAGAGTGTTGTGCTGTTCAGCTTGTTGCTTAGCAACAGTTTGTCTATTGTATTCAGCAGTAAGTCTAGTTATTTCGTCTTCAACAGAGTCAGGTAAAGCATCCGGCTTTTCAGTATTTTCTAGTGCTTCTTGTGCGTTTTCAAAGGCTGTTTTAAGGTCTGCTTGCTTCTCTACAAGTAATTGATGCTTGGAATATTCACTAGCTTTGCGATTACCTTCTTCATGCTCTCTTTGCTTACCTTGTTGGTACTCTACGAGCTCATTCAGCTCCTTTTTAAGGCATAGTAAATGTTCTTGTTTACTTTCGCTGTCCGGCAATTCTTGTCCACATGCGGAACATTTTCCTACTCCGGACTCTAGCTCCCTAATACTCTTTCTTAAAGAGTTAATTTGTCCTTGTACATTTTGAGCTTCTTTGTATAGATTTTTTAAGTGCTCAGTATCGGGAGCTTCTGGTTCATCTTTTGGTAATTCAAAAGATTCCCATGCTAACTTAGCTCCTTCCCTAGCTTTCAAAGCCCTAGCGTATCGAATAGTTCTTTCTTGAATTTTTTCACGCTGAGACTCTATAGCTTTAAGATTCGCAATCTCGTCTCTAATAGTTTCGTCTACTACAGGTACTTCTTTTGCATCATACGTAACCTCAATAGCTCTGTTAGACTTTATTTCGGATTCTTTGGCCGCAGCGACGGCCTTATGTCCTGTTAATACGTCTTTAGCCTCTTTCACAACTTCTTT